CATCTTTCCAGGCAATCCTGGTGCCTTGTCGGACCGCCGACGGCTGAGAAGATATCATCTGTCTGTAGGTACAGATATCAGACTAGCATTGACCTGGTCAGTGCTACTGATAATCTGTCCCTCGAGTCCACAGAGGCCATCCTTGGTTCACTGCTTAGTAAGTGTGAACGGGTTCCTGGCGGCATACGTGAGCTTGCTCACTTGTCGCTCAGGCCCTTAGTAACGGTGAACGGCGTAATCGAGGGCGAAGTGACCCACGGACAGATGATGGGAGCCTACCTTTCCTTTCCTCTGCTCTGTCTGCAATCTTACCTAGCAGCTCGCTGGGCTATGAGAGGCCATAAGGCCTCTTACTTAGTCAACGGCGATGACTGCTTGGTTAGTTCAGATGCTTACGTGTCGCCTGAGTCTTATCCTTCCGGATGGAAGCTTAATGACAAGAAGACGATACGCAGCGAAGTAGTAGCCGAGGTTAACTCGACTGCTTTTCTGAGCGGAGGTGGTAAATGGCGTGAGGTACGTCATTTGAGGAGAGGAGGATTTCAGACCGATTTCAAAGGGATGATGCATGCCGCAAGTGCGGTACGCTTTTCCCGCGAGTGGACGGATGCGTTCGTCCGCTCTCGAATTGGAAAGAAATGGGGTTTCCTACCTCACCAACTCCGGCTTCATCCTAAGTCGTATCCTGCTTTTTGCAGGACTCGGGAGATGTGGCACAGGCTTTTCACGCCTTTGCCACTTGCCCCTTCTCAGGAGAGAAGTCCGGAGATCTTAGGCTTGCGTAGGGCCTTAGATCCTGACGAACGTATTGCTTTTACTGCTTGGCAGTGGCAAAACGGTCGAGATGGTGGTAGGAAGAGAGACGTTTATTCACCCAGCGTAGGTGAATTACGTAGGACGTACGCGTACAGGGTTGTGAAGCCCTGGTCCCGGCTTAGCTACGTGTCTAAGCTAGCATCGTTAAAATACGATGACGCGTATGGAAAGGTAGAGGGCGATATGCAATTCGTACCCGACGAATACATATCGTTAAGAGAGATGCGTGCCATTAGGGAAAAGCTTTGCTTTATCCCACAGGTTGATGGCTAATTCACATCGGTCTCTTGGCGTCCCATAGTTCTGGCAACAGAATTGTCG